CTGGAGCCTCAATAAGAATTTCATCGTGAACTGTATTTACCAGATATGCACCAATTTCTTTTAATCTCTTATTATTATATAATGCTAATAAAGCATTTTTAGTTAATGTAGCAGCACCACCTTGAACTCTACTATTTACTGCTTGTCTTTCAGCTTGAGCTATAAATCCTGTATTGTCATGTATTTCAATACCTTCATTTAAAGCATCTTGTTGAATTTTTTCATAATCTTTTCTGCTTTTTATTTTCTCAAGCTTAGATTTATATTTATCTATAAGTTTATTATCTTGTTTTCTATCTTCACAAATTAAGAATGGATTAAATGTAATATTTTTTTGTTCATTTAAATCTTTAAGTTCATATTTAGGTAACAATATATCAGGTAATCTTCTTCTTCTGAATGCAATATCTTCTACATAACCTGTTTTATAAACATTATCAATAGTATCATTTATCCACTTATGCATTTTAGGGAAAGCATTGAAAAATTTATCGATAATATCTTGAGCTTCTTCTTTTGTCTTATGAATTTGCTCTCCAACAGAAGCAGCACCTCTACCATATAATACACCTAGTAAAATAGACTTAGCAGATGTTCTTCTATCTTTACCTGTTTCATTTTTATGTGTTTTATATCCACAAACTACTTCACTATTACCAACTTTTATTTTAGTTCCTTCAGGATAGAATTCAAGACAATCTTCATAAGGAACATTGAATGATAAAGATGCAATAACAGCATAAAGATCTCTTTTTTCTTTATATGCATTAATCATGTTTTCATCCTGAGAATAGAATGCTGATAATCTTGGCTCTTGACCTGAATAGTCACCACCAATAATGCTATATCCATCCTTAGCTTTAAATAACATACGTATTTCTTTATTACCTGATGGAATATTTTGGAAGTTAATTGGATCACTAGAACTTAATCGTCCTGTAGCTGCACCATATTGATTAAAGTGTGTTCTAACTCTTCCATCTGGCCATTGTTTAGCTAATTCAGGAATAGTATCAATATATCCAGTTAATAACTTCATTAAACCTCTTCTTTGAAGTAATAATTCAAATAAAGGCATTTTCATTTTAGAAGATAAAGCTATTAATTCATCTTCGCCGGTTCCTCTAGGATGTTTTTTACTTACTTGAGGACATTTTAATACATCATAGAATAGGATAGCTAATTGATTTGGTGATGCAAGATTAATAGGATCAGTTAATTGTTCTGATTTAGATTTTTGTTCAGATATATTTAAACCATAAGTTTTTACTTCGTCTATAGATAATTGCTTTCCTGTTTTTGCTTCATACCAGTATGGCATATCACCAGGTCCACCTGATCCAGACTGATACTTAAATTGAATACCACCAACAGTTTTAGTTCTACCTGATTTAGGTTTAAAATTAGCTTCTGAAGTTAATCTCCACGCATCAATCTTATCTTTAATTAATGCTAATTGATCAGCAATTTCAGCATCTAACTTATCTAATTTCTTGTGATACTTAGCTGCAAGTAGTTTAGCATATTCTTTATCTACTTCAAGACCAGCTAACTCCATTTCAGCAATAACTTTAATTACAGGCATTTCTAAATCACGCGCTAAGCTTAAGACTCCAGCAAGATCGATATCTTTAAATCTATCTATTTGATATTCATATAATCTATCTGTCATCATAGCATCAGTAGCTGCATATAATGCAAATAATTTTGGATCAAATAAGCTATATTGTAATCCTTCAAATAATTTATCAATAGAATATTTCTCTTGATTTGAATCTATTTTATCAATATATTGTTGCTTTAATCCAGCTGATTTTTCATTTTCATCTAAAAGCTTAGCACCAATCATTGTATCCCAATCAATATCTAATTCTACACCACAAGTGCATTTAATTACCTGATAATCAAATTTTCCATTATGAAATACAAATGTGCAATCACCTTTATTACTCATTAACCAAGATAACTCGTCATGAATATCATTTTCAGTTAATTGATTATCTAATCTAATATTTGAATCAGGATTTACATGGTTAATAGGAACATATACTTGTTTTTCACCTTTTACATACAAACATAAACCCATTAATTTACAAGTAATAGGATCTAAGCTATTATTAGTTTCAGTATCTATTGATATTCTTCCATAATTTAATCCTTTTAATAGATAATTATGTAAATCTTCTTTGTTAAGAATTACTAAAACATTATCAACTTGTTTACCTAAAACTTTCTTAACATTTTCTTCAATAATCAAAACCTTTTCTGCAAAAGAGATCTTCTTACTCTTTGCAACTTTTTCAGCTGAAGTTTCAGAAGATTTCTTAGGTTTTTCTATTTTATCGAGAATCTTTCTAGCTTTAGGTTTTTCAGGAAGTACAAATTCTTCTCCTCAAAGACCTTCTATCATCAGATATCTCCTTAATAGGTATATGTTCTACGCGGACGTTGTGCTGGTACAGGTTCTTCTTCCATCTTAACATTTTCACCAGTAACAAATTCTGTTTCCTTATGAGTGTTTGTTACAGTAGCTGGTCTTGTTGCTGATTCTTTTACTTCAGAAACTTGTTTAGCAGCTGTTGTTGGTTTGAATGGAAAATCACCTTCAGCTAGGAATTGATTCATTTCTTCAGCTGTCTTTGTTGCAACAAATCTTTCAAAATCTAATGCTTCAAATCCAGAAAAATCTTTCTTGAAAATTTCTTCTTTATAGATTGCTGGATTAGCTGGAAGAATTGTGTAGGTTGTTGCTGGATCACCTTTTTTACCATGTCTAACAATTTTGAAGAGATAATCTCTTAAATCACCATAGTCAACAGTAAATGATTGCAAAGTTTCACGAATTCTTGGAGCTTGCTCCCATAAAGCTGCTACAGGTACTGTTTGATTATCTTCTGTTTGTTCATAGTAAACAACAGGTACATAAGCTCTATAAGAAACTCTTTCACCAGCAGCACATAACGGACAAACATCCAATGGTTGTTTAGGATCTGTTCTTAAACAACTAATAATTCGTGTCTTTCCTTCTGATGATTTTACTGTGTGTTTTGATACAATTCTAATATCATCTAATGTTGAGATATTAAACCTAACAACAGCTGTATCTCCATCATCTGTTAAAGCAAAATAACCTACATGCGGTTTTCTTTGTTTAGATGCACCTTGACTTTGTTTTTCATTGAACTTAACAAAGTCTTCATATTTCATTTGGGCCATATAATAAGTTTTTCCTTTCTAATTTATATTATTATATACTTTATTATTTCTATTATTCATATTCTAATTTTGGTAAATTATCAAACTCTTCTTTAGTTAGATCATTTACATCTTTCTTATCTGGAATATTGATAATAGTTATAAACGCATTTGTTATGTTTTCTATAAATCTTGATATACCTTTTCTTCCAGCTAAATCTCCATCAAAGCAGAGATTATATTTAAGTATACCTGATTTATTTAATAATTTATATTGATATTCACTTCCAGTTCCTAGTAATGCAATAGCTGGATATCCCCAACTTTGTAATGTTAACGCATTTATCTGACTTTCACAAACATATACTTCTTTTATGTTATTCTTTATGATATCATATAAAAGATAAACTTCTTTTTCTATATCTCTATCTATTAAGAATCTTTTTGATGAAACACTTCTCCG